TATAAAAGCTACCTATTAGCAGTACTGTGCTTCACAGTCTTAGCGATTGTACTCATGCCGTTTCTATACTTCACTACAGCATGGTCAATTGCAGGATTCGCAAGTATCGCAACATTCATATTTTATAAGGAATACTTTTATGAAGAATAAAAAAACTGCTACTCAGAGCAATGAGTAACAGTGTCAAACATATCTAATAAAGAAATAAAAAATATGTTTTCAATATAAAACGAAATACGGAGGATGTCAACTATGACTAAAAAATATAAAGACATGACGCAGGAAGAAATAAAAGACTTATTATCTGAAAAAACCGCAGAATTATATGAATTAGCGAAAGAAATTAAGGGAGAAAGTAAATTTGATATTTTGCTTTTCTCATCAATAGGAGTTATCGACGGAGATTATTTAGCAGGTTCAAGTTCTGTGATTGGTCATACTTTCGATCTTGCTTCCTTATTGGATAGCACTAAGAGTTATAAAGACATTGTCAATGTTCTCCAAATGTGTAAATCACAAAAATTTCTCGGTATTGATGACAGCAAGGAGGACTAAAACAATGTATTACGAAGTAGGCGAAATCATACGCAAAAATATTCATGTTAACGGATTCGATTTTAAGCTATTCATTTTAAAAGGTCATATGGGCATATCAATACAAGTTAAAGATATGAACAACGTACCAATTAAACATGCTTATGTCGTAGATGAGAATGACTTAGATATGGCATCAGAATTATTCAACCAAGCAATAGATGAATGGATTGAAGAGAACACAGACGAACAGGACAGACTAATTAACTTAGTCATGAAATGGTAGAGGGGGATTAACTAATGGCTAATCTATATGAGCTATCAGAAGCATTTAAAAAGTTGTCTAATCAAGATGAATTAGATCCAACATTATTAAAAGACACATTAGATTCTATCCAAGCAGAAATGAATGTCAAAGTAGATAACATCGTCAATTGGAGACGTGAAACATTAGGTGACATAGATGTCATAGATAAAGAGATTAAGCGACTTCAAAATTTAAAAAAACAAAAACAAAATTTAACTGATCGATTAAAAGATTATTTAAAAGAGATGTTAGAAACACAGGAAGTAGATAGTTACCGCACAGCTACTAATCATATTTACAAGCGCAAAAACGGGGCTAGTAAAAATATTATCGATGAAAAACTTATTCCAAAGGATTATTGGCTATCACAAGCCCCGAAACTTAATTCTAAGCAACTAATCGATGATTTGAAAGATGGGAAAGATATTCCTGGCGTTGAATTAAAGGTAACAGAAAGCCTGGTGATTAAGTGATGAATAAATCAGAAACAGTTGTAGAAATAAACAAAGCTATGGTTGCGTTTCGTAAAGAAGTAAAACAACCGCTCAAAGATAAAAATAATCCATTTTTCAAATCAAAATACGTACCTCTTGAGAACGTTGTAGAAGCCATTGACGAGGCGGCAACACCTCATGGACTGTCTTATACTCAATGGGCTTTGAACGATGTAGACGGGCGCGTAGGAGTCGCTACAATGCTTATGCATGAAAGCGGTGAATATATCGAGTATGATCCTGTATTTATGAATGCAGAAAAGAATACGCCACAAGGAGCAGGCTCGTTAATAAGTTATCTTAAACGTTATTCGCTATCTGCGATTTTCGGTATTACTAGTGACCAAGACGATGACGGAAATGAAGCAAGTGGAAAAAATAATAATCCAAAACAGCAAACTAGAACGCAATGGGCAAGTAGCGAAACTATAGGGATTTTAAGGAAAGAGGTTATAAGTTTCACTAAATTGATAAAGGGCACGGATAAAGAAGCTCCACAAAATATAGTAGAACAAAAATTCGACATAAATAACTATAAATTAACAGAAAAACAAGCAGCAGAAGCTATTCAAAAAATACGAAACAACGCAAAAACAATTACTGGAGGAAAACAATAATGTTAAACAGAACAGTATTAGTAGGACGCTTAACAAAAGATCCAGAATATAGAACAACGCCGAATGGTGTGAGTGTTACCACTTTCACTATCGCAGTTAACAGAACATTTACTAACGCTCAAGGAGAACGTGAGGCAGACTTTATTAACTGTGTAACTTTTAGAAAACAAGCAGAAAATGTAAATAATTATTTATCCAAAGGGTCATTGGCTGGCGTTGATGGACGTTTACAATCACGCAGTTATGAAAACAAAGACGGGCAACGTGTGTTTGTTACAGAAGTAGTAGCGGACAGTGTTCAATTCTTAGAACCGAAGAATAACAACCAACAACCAAACAACAATTATCATCAACAAAGACAAACTCAAACTGGTAATAATCCTTTTGATAACAACGCAGACTCTATAGAGGATCTTCCTTTTTAGGAGGCGTTAGATGAACGAATTATGGAAAGATGTTGTAGGTTACGAGGGCATATACGAAGTAAGCAGTAAAGGTAGAGTTAGAACTCACAAAAATAAAGTTACTTGGTCTAACCGTTATCAAAAATGGAGGCATTGGAAACAGCGTTATTTAAAAGATAAAACACCTAATGGTCGAGATGTAAGAGTAACCCTTTGGAAAAATGGTAAACGCAAAGATTTTTTAGTCCACAGATTAGTGGCATTCGCCTTTATACCAATGATAGAAGGTAAAAATTGTATTAACCATATTGACGGGAACCCCAAAAATAACAATGTAGAAAATCTTGAATGGTGTAATCACTTGGAAAATAATAGGCATGCATTTGAAACAGGATTAATGCATACCAATATGGCTGTAAAACTTATTAATCATTTAGGTATCGAATATGAATTTATAAGTATGAGTAGAGCAGGAAAATTCTTAGGCAGAAGTCATAGTTATATTAGCGACAAAATAAAAAATAATCACAAAGATGTTACTGATATACATGGTAATAAATATAAATTTGAGAAGTTGATATAAATGCCGAAAATTACTAGTTATATCACTCAAGATGACGGTACAACAACAGTTGTCATCTCGGGTGTTGAATTAGGCAATAAAGAAACATTACTACTTGATAACGGATTTGATGTGGAAGTCGATGTAAGCGTCATAGATCCGTTTCAAATTACCGGCAAGCAACGACGAAAAATATTCGCGCTTGTCAAAGACATAGAAGAATATACAGGTCAACCAATGGACTATATGCGACATATGTTCATCGAGTATGTAAGGACTTACTACGGCTATGATGAACGTATTTCACTAAGTAATTGTACGAGAACACAAGCAAGTCAAATCATTGAAGCAACGCTTGACTGGACGTTCTACAATGACATACCACTTAGCTACAAAACAAGCGACTTGCTGAAACAAGATAAATCGCTCTTATACTGGTCAACTGTTAACCGCAACTGTGTAATTTGTGGAAAGCCTCACGCAGACCTAGCGCATTATGAAGCAGTCGGCAGAGGCATGAACAGAAATAAGATGAATCACTATGACAAACACGTATTAGCGTTATGTCGCGAACATCATAACCAGCAACATGCGATTGGCGTTAAGTCGTTTAATGATAAATATCACTTGCATGACTCGTGGATAAAAGTTGATGAGAGGCTCAACAAAATGTTGAAAGGAGAGAAAAATGAATAAGTTACTAATAGATGACTATCCGATACAAGTATTACCGAAATTAGCTGAATTAATAGGATTAAACGAAGCAATAGTATTGCAACAAATTCATTATTGGTTAAACAACTCAAAACATAAGTACGATGGTAAAACTTGGATTTTTAATTCTTATCCAGAATGGCAAAAACAATTTCCATTTTGGAGCGAGAGAACTATAAAAAGGACATTTGGGAGTTTAGAAAAACAAAATTTATTGCATGTAGGTAACTACAACAAGGCTGGATTTGACCGTACAAAATGGTATTCAATCAATTATGAAACATTAAACAAACTAGTGGCACGACCATCGGGACAAAATGGCCCGACGATGAGGACAAATTGGCACGATGCAAGAGGACAAAATGACCCGACCAATACCATAGACTACACAGAGACTAACAAACATAGAGAGACAGACGACGTCTCAAAGTCATTTAAGTATATTAGTACCAATTTAGAAATTATACAAAACCCTTTAAAAGCAGAACAGTTAGAACACGAAATTAAATCATTTAAGCAAGATCAGTTCGAAATAGTAAAAGTTGCTACCGATTACTGTAAAGAAAATAACAAAGGTCTAAATTATCTATTAACTGTATTAAAGAACTGGAATAAAGAAGGCGTTTCAGATAAAGAAAGTGCTGAAAACAAATTGAAACCTCGTAACTCTAAAAAAGAAACTACTGATGATGTCATAGCACAAATGGAAAAAGAATTGAGTGATGACTAATGCCGATGAGCAAAACACAAGCATTAGAAATTATTAAAAAAGTTAGGTACGTATACAACATCGATTTTGATAAACCAAAGTTAGAAATGTGGATTGATGTATTAAGTCAAAACGGAGATTATCAACCAACTGTAAAAGCTGTAGATGGATATATCAACAGTAACAACCCGTACCCGCCTAACTTACCAGCAATCATGCGTAAGGCACCTAAAAAAGTATCTATCGAGCCGGTAGACAACGAAACCGCTACACACCAATGGAAAATGCAGAACGACCCCGAATATGTCAGACAAAGAAAAATAGCGCTAGATAACTTCATGAATAAGTTGGCAGAATTTGGGGGCGATAACGAATGAATTATGGGCAATTCGAAATTGAAAGCACAATAATCGCTACGCTACTTAAACAACCGGACGTACTAGAAAAGATAAGAGTTAAAGATTACATGTTTACGAACGAAAAGTTTAAAACCTTTTTCAATTATGTAATGGACGCCGGAAAGATAGACCATCAAGAAATCTATTTAAAAGCAACTAAAGATAAAGAGTTTTTAGATGCAGATACTATAACTAAACTTTACAACTCCGATTTCATTGGGTACGGCTTCTTTGAACGTTACCAACAAGAATTATTAGAAAGTTATCAACTTAACAAAGCGAATGAATTGGTCACTGAGTTCAAACAACAACCTACGAATCAAAACTTTAACAACTTGATTGATGAACTCAAGGATTTAAAAACAATTACTAACAAAAAAGAAGATGGAACCAAGAAGTTTGTTGAGGAGTTTGTCGAAGAGTTATACAGCGATAGCCCTAAGAAGCAAATTAAGACGGGTTATAAGCTCATGGATTACAAAATAGGGGGATTGGAGCCGTCGCAATTAATCGTCATCGCAGCGCGTCCCTCAGTGGGTAAAACAGGCTTTGCATTAAACATGATGTTGAACATAGCACGAAATGGATATAAAACATCTTTCTTTAGTCTTGAAACAACTGGCACATCAGTATTGAAACGTATGTTATCAACAATTACTGGTATTGAGTTAACCAAGATAAAAGAAATCAGAAACTTAACGCCAGATGATTTAACAAAGTTAACGAATGCGATGGATAAAATCATGAAATTAGGTATTGATATTTCTGATAAAAGTAATATCACACCGCAAGATGTGCGAGCACAAGCAATGAGGCATTCAGACGGTCAACAAGTTATTTTTATTGATTACCTTCAACTGATGGATACTGATGCGAAAGTTGATAGACGTGTAGCAGTAGAAAAGATATCACGCGACTTAAAGATAATTGCTAATGAGACAGGCGCAATCATCGTACTACTTTCACAACTGAATCGTGGTGTCGAGTCTAGACAGGATAAACGTCCAATGCTATCGGACATGAAAGAATCAGGCGGAATAGAAGCAGATGCGAGTTTAGCAATGCTACTTTACCGTGATGATTACTATAATCGTGACGAAGATGACGGTATTACAGGCAAATCTATTGTTGAATGTAACATAGCCAAAAACAAAGACGGAGAAACTGGAATAATTGAATTTGAGTATTACAAGAAGACGCAGAGGTTTTTCACATGAACATCATGCAATTCAAAAGCTTATTGAAATCGATGTATGAAGAGACAAAGCAAAGCGACCCGATTGTAGCAAATGTCTATATAGAAACTGGTTGGGCAGTCAATAGATTGTTGGACAATAACGAGTTATCGCCTTTTGATGATTATGACAAAGTTAAAAGGAAAATCATGAATGAAATCAACTGGAAGAAAACACACATTAAGGAGTGTTAAAAATGCCGAAAGAAAAATATTACTTATACCGAGAAGATGGCACGGAAGATATTAAGGTCATCAAGTATAAAGACAACGTAAATGAAGTTTATTCGCTCACAGGAGCCCATTTCAGCGACGAAAAGAAAATTATGACTGATAGTGACCTAAAACGATTTAAAGGCGCTCACGGACTTCTATATGAGCAAGAGCTAGGTTTACAAGCAACGATATTTGATATTTAGAGGTGGACGATGAGTAAATACAACGCTAAGAAAGTTGAGTACAAAGGAATTGTATTTGATAGCAAAGTAGAGTGTGAATATTACCAATATTTAGAAAGTAATATGAATGGCACTAATTATGATCATATCGAAATACAACCGAAATTCGAATTATTACCAAAACTAGATAAACAACGAAAGATTGAATATATTGCAGACTTCGCGTTATATCTCGATGACAAACTGATTGAAGTTATCGACATTAAAGGTATGCCAACCGAAGTAGCAAAACTTAAAGCTAAGATTTTCAGACATAAATACAGAAACATAAAACTCAATTGGATATGTAAAGCACCTAAGTATACAGGCAAAACATGGATTACGTATGAGGAATTAATTAAGGCAAGACGAGAACGCAAAAGAGAAATGAAGTGATCTAATGCAACAACAAGCATATATAAATGCAACGATTGATATAAGGATACCTACAGAAGTTGAATATCAGCATTTTGATGATGTGGATGATGAAAAAGATGCGCTGGCAAAGCGCTTAGATGACAATCCGGATGAATTACTAAAGTATGACAACATAACAATAAGACATGCATATATAGAGGTGGAATAAATGGGCAGTGTTGTAATTATTAATAACAAACCATATAAATTTAATAATTTTGAAAGAGAATTAATGTCAAAGCGAGGGATAAATGCTGGAATTGTTTCTAAACGTGTAAGAGGTTGTTGGGAATTTTCAGAAGCTTTAGATGCGCCCTATGGTATGCACCTAAAAGAATACAGAGAAATGAAACAAATGGAAAAGATTAAACAAGCTAGACTCGAACGCAAATTGGAAAGAGAGCGAAAGAAAGAGGCAGAACTAAGAAGAAAGAAACCGCATTTGTTTAATGTGCCTCAAAAACATTCACGTGATCCGTACTGGTTCGATGTCACTTATAACCAAATGTTCAAGAAATGGAGTGAAGCATAATGAGTGTAATCAGTAACAGAAAAGTAGATATGAACGAAATGCAAGATAATGTTAAGCAGCCGTCGCATTACACATACGGAGACATTGAAATTATAGATTTTATCGAACAAGTAACGGCACAGTATCCACCACAATTAGCATTCGCAATAGGTAATGCAATCAAATACTTGTCTAGAGCACCGTTGAAAAACGGACACGAGGATTTAGCAAAGGCGAAGTTTTACGTCGATAGAGTGTTTGACTTGTGGGAGGGGTAACGATGGCAACGCAAAAACAAGTTGATTACGTAATGTCATTACAGGAGCAACTGGAATTAGAAGACTGCGAAAAATATACAGACGAACAAGTTAAAGCAATGAGTCATAAAGAAGTTAGCAATGTGATTGAGAACTATAAGACAAGCATAAGGAATGAAGAACTATATTACGAATGCATGTCGTTTGGACTGCCTAATTGTTAAAAGGAGTGACGACCATGACAGATAGCGCACGTAAAGAACGCTTAAACCAATTTTTCGGCTCTAAGAGATATCTGTATCAGGATAACGAACGAGTGGCACATATCCATGTAGTAAATGGCACTTATTACTTTCACGGTCATATCGTGCCAGGTTGGCAAGGTGTGAAAAAGACATTTGATACAGCGGAAGAGCTTGAAACATATATAAAGCAAAGTGATTTGGAATATGAGGAACAGAAGCAACTAACTTTATTTTAAAAGGGCGGAAACAATGAAAATCAAAATTGAAAAAGAAATGAATTTACCTGAACTTATCCAATGGGCTTGGGATAACCCCAAGTTATCAGGTAATAAAAGATTCTATTCAAATGATGTTGAACGCAACTGTTGTGTGACTTTTGATGTTGATAGCATCTTATGTAATGTGACTGGATACGTATCAATTAACGATAAATTTACTGTTCAAGAGGAGATATAACAATGAAAATCAAAGTTAAAAAAGAAATGAGATTAGATGAATTAATTAAATGGGCGCGAGAAAATCCGGATCTATCACAAGGAAAAATATTTTTTTCAACAGGATTTAGTGATGGATTCGTTCGTTTTCATCCAAATACAAATAAGTGTTCGACGTCAAGTTTTATTCCAATTGATATCCCCTTCATAGTTGATATTGAAAAAGAAGTAACGGAAGAGACTAAGGTTGATAGGTTGATTGAATTATTCGAGATTCAAGAAGGAGACTATAACTCTACACTATATGAGAACACTAGTATAAAAGAATGTTTATATGGCAGATGTGTGCCTACCAAAGCATTCTACATCTTAAACGATGACCTAACTATGACGTTAATCTGGAAAGATGGGGAGTTGCTAGTATGATGTTGAAATTTAAAGCTTGGGATAAAGATAAAAAAGTTATGAGTATTATTGACGAAATCGATTTTAATAGTGGGTACATTTTGATTTCAACAGGTTATAAAAGTTTCAATGAAGTAAAACTATTACAATACACAGGATTTAAAGATGTGCACGGTGTGGAGATTTATGAAGGGGATATTGTTCAAGATTGTTATTCGAGAGAAGTAAGTTTTATCGAGTTTAAAGAAGGAGCCTTTTATATAACTTTTAGCAATGTAACTGAATTACTAAGTGAAAATGACGATATTATTGAAATTGTTGGAAATATTTTTGAAAATGAGATGCTATTGGAGGTTATGAGATGACGTTCACCTTATCAGATGAACAATATAAAAATCTTTGTACTAACTCTAACAAGTTATTAGATAAACTTCACAAAGCATTAAAAGATCGTGAAGAGTACAAGAAGCAACGAGATGAGCTTATTGGGGATATAGCGAAGTTACGAGATTGTAACAAAGAACTGGAGAAGAAAGCAAGCGCATGGGATAGGTATTGCAAGAGCGTTGAAAAAGATTTAATAAACGAATTCGGTAACGATGATGAAAGAGTTAAATTCGGAATGGAATTAAACAATAAAATTTTTATGGAGGATGACACAAATGAATAATCGCGAAAAAATCGAACAGTCCGTTATTAGTGCTAGTGCGTATAACGGTAATGACACAGAGGGCTTACTAAAAGAGGTTGAAGACGTGTATAAGAAAGCGCAAGCGTTTGATGAAATACTTGAGGGTTTACCTAATGCTATGCAAGATGCACTCAAAGAAGATATTGAACTTGATGAAGCAGTAGGGATTATGGCAGGTCAAGTTGTCTATAAATATGAGGAGGAACAGGAAAATGACTAACACATTAACAATTGATCAGTTACAAGAGTTATTACAAATACAAAAGAAGTTCGACGATAGAATACCGACTAGAAATTTAAATGACACAGTAGCTAGTATGATTATTGAATTTGCGGAGTGGGTTAACACACTTGAGTTTTTTAAAAATTGGAAGAAACAACCAGGTAAGCCATTAGATACACAATTAGATGAGATTGCTGATTACTTAGCTTTCAGTTTGCAATTAACTTTGACTATTGTTGATGAAGAAGATTTGGAAGAAACTACTGAGGTTATGGTTGATTTGATTGAAAATGAAGTTACTTTACCTAAACTACATTCAGTTTATTTTGTTCATGTAATGCATACACTAACAGAACAATTTGTAAAAGGTATTGATAATAGTATTGTACAAGTTTTAATAATGCCTTTTTTGTACGCCAATACTTACTATACAATCGACCAACTCATTGACGCATACAAAAAGAAAATGAAAAGGAACCACGAAAGACAAGATGGAACAGCAGACGCAGGAAAAGGATACGTGTAAAGACATCTTAGATCGAGTCAAGGAGGTTTTGGGGAAGTGACACAATACTTAGTCACAACATTCAAAGATTCAACAGGACGTAAACATACACACATAACTCGAGCTAAAAGCAATCAAAGGTTTACAGTTGTTGAGGTAGAGAGTAAAGAAGAAGCGAAAGAGAAATATGAGTCACAAAATACACCTATTGTTTACTACACTAATAATTCTAAAGTGACCTTATTCGAAAGACCTAGTGAAGAAGTATTAGGTTCTTTGTTCGAAAAGAAATAAAATCATTAAAGAGGGGAGATAATAATGTTTAATACACCTAAAATGAAATTACCAGAAAAGCACACCGAGGTATTTAAGACGTATAAAAATGGAACGCCAGAAGAAAAAGCTGAGATTGAAGGCTGTTTTATTAAAACTGTTAAAGATGAAGATAGTGAATTTTACAGTCCTATGATGGCTAATATGAATGAACATGAATTAAGGGCTATGTTAAGAATGATACCTAGTTTAATTGATACCGGAGATGACAATGATGATTAAAAAACTTAAAAATATGGATTGGTTCGATATCTTTATTGCTGGAATACTGCGATTATTCGGCGTAATCGCACTGATGCTTGTTGTCATATCGCCTATCTATACAGTGGCTAGTTACCAAAACAAAGAAGTACATCAAGGGACAATTACAGATAAATATAACAAGAGACAAGATAAAGAAGACAAGTTCTATATTGTATTAGACAACAAACAAGTCATTGAAAACTCCGACTTATTATTCAAAAAGAAATTTGATAGCGCAGACATACAAGCTAGGTTAAAAGTAGGCGACAAAGTAGAAGTTAAGACGATTGGATATAGAATACACTTTTTAAATTTATATCCGGTCTTATACGAAGCAAAGAAGGTAGATAAACAATGATTAAACAAATACTAAGACTATTATTCTTACTAGCAATGTATGAGCTAGGTAAGTATGTAACTGAACAAGTATATATTATGATGACGGCTAATGATGATGTAGAGGCGCCGAGTGACTTTGAAAAAATCAGAGCTGAAGTTTCATGGTAATAGATATTATCATTTTTGAATTAATTATATTAATGTGTTTAGCAATAGCACTGGAGGTGTTGTAAATATGTGGATTGTCATTTCAATTGTTTTATCTATATTTTTATTGATCTTGTTAAGTAGCATTTCTCATAAGATGAAAACCATAGAAGCATTGGAGTATATGAATGCTTATCTTTTCAAGCAGTTAGTAAAAAATAATGGTGTTGAAGGTTTAGAAGATTATGAAAATGAAGTTGAACGAATTAGAAAAAGATTCAAAAGCTAAAGAGAGGCGTTGGCTTCTCTGCTCTATCTAAAATAATGAAAGGAGCCGAACATGTTAGACAAAGTCACTCAAATAGAAACAATTAAATATGATCGTGATGTCTCATATTCTTATGCTGCTAGTCGCCTATCCACACATTGGACTAATCACAATATGGCTTGGTCTGACTTTATGCAGAAGCTAGCACAAACAGTTAGAACTAAAGAAGATTTAACTGAGTACAATAAAATGTCTAAGTCCGAACAAGCAGATATAAAAGATGTTGGCGGATTTGTCGGCGGTTATTTAAAAGAAGGTAAACGGCGTGCTGGTCAAGTCATGAATCGTTCAATGCTAACACTTGATATCGATTATGCTGCTCAAGATATGACCGACATATTATCTATGTTTTATGATTTTGCATATTGTTTATATTCAACACATAGGAATTATACCAACAAGCAAATGCTAGATTATACAGACAAGGACAAAATCATACGACTATTATTCATCATATCATGACCGATAACACAATAGATCAAAGAGTATATAAAGCTTTACAAAATAAAGAACTAACGCAAGAAGAATTGATGAAAGCTATTAAAGCAAGAATAGCTAAGCATAAGTAATGGAGGTATAAGATGGGAAAGGCATCATATGATATTAAGCCAGGAACATTTAAATATATTGAATCAGAAATATATAATTTAAATGAGAACAAGAAAGAGATAAATAGATTGAGAATGGAGATACTTAACCCAACGAAAGAACTAGACACCAACATTGTGTATGGACCGTTACAAAAAGGAGAGCCAGTTAGAACAACTGAGTTAATGGCGACAAGGTTATTGACTAATAAGATGTTACGTAACTTAGAAGAGATGGTTGAAGCAGTTGAAAGTGAGTACTTAAAGTTACCTGAAGATCATAAGAAAGTAATAAGGTTAAAGTATTGGAATAAAGATAAGAAGCTAAAGATAGAACAAATAGGGGATGCTTGTCACATGCATCGCAATACAGTTACTACAATACGAAAGAACTTTGTTAAAGCGATAGCGTATCATGCAGGTATCAAATAACATTGTGCAAAGATTGTGCAAAAGGCCTACAAATCTGTAGTAATATGATAGTATCGGAAAGATGTATAAAGTTATCTAAAAGTTATACGACACAAGTACACGAGGCACATCGCTATGCGGTGTGTCTTTTGTTATGCAATCAAAGAGGTGTAAGAGATGACCAAGCACAATAACATTTATAAGCATGGTCGTAAGTCATATCAATACGATTGGTTCTATCATTCAAAAGCATGGAAGAAGTTAAGAGAGATAGCATTAGATAGAGATAATTATCTTTGTCAAATGTGTTTACGCGAAGATATTATAACAGATGCAAAGATTGTGCATCACATTATTTATGTTGATGAAGATTTTAACAAAGCTTTAGACTTAGATAATCTAATGTCAGTTTGTTATAGCTGTCATAACAAAATTCATGCAAATGATAATGACAAAAGTAATCTTAAGAAAATTAGAGTTCTAAAAATTTAAATAAAAAAATTATTTAAATAAAATTTTATGCCCCCCTGCCCATCGGCTTAAAATGTTTTTTCGCCGGGTACCGGAGAGGCCCAAACGCTAGCAACGCGGATAAATTTTTCATGAAAGGGGGTCTTTATATGAAGTTAACAAAAAAACAGCTAAAAGAATATATAGAAGATTACAAAAAATCTGACGACATATTAATTGATTTGTATATAGAAACATATGAATTTTATTGTCGGTTAAGAGATGAACTTAAAAATAGTGATTTAATGATAGAGCATACAAACAAGGCTGGTGCGAGCAATATTGTTAAGAATCCATTAAGCATAGAACTGACAAAAACAGTTCAAACACTAAATAACTTACTCAAGTCTATGGGTTTAACAGCAGCACAAAGAAAAAAGATAGTTCAAGAAGAAGGTGGATTCGGTGACTATTAAAGTTTTAAATGAACCTTCACCAAAACTATTAACAACATGGTATGCAGAGCAAGTCACTCAAGGGAAAATAAAAACAAGCAAATATGTTAAAAAAGAATGTGAGAGACACCTTAGATATCTAGAAAATGGAGGTAAATGGGTATTTGATGAAGAATTAGCGCACCGTCCTATTCGATTCATAGAAAAGTTTTGTAAACCTTCCAAAGGATCTAAACGTCAACTTGTATTACAACCATGGCAACATTTTATTATTGGCAGTTTGTTTGGTTGGGTTCATAAAGAAACAAAACTACGCAGGTTTAAAGAAGCTTTGATATTTATGGGGCGAAAAAATGGTAAAACAACTACTATATCTGGTGTTGCTAACTATGCTGTTTCTCAAGATGGAGAAAACGGCGCTGAAATCCATCTTTTAGCAAACGTAATGAAACAAGCTAGAATATTATTCGATGAATCTAAGGCGATGATAAAAGCTAGCCCAAAGCTTGATAAAAATTTCAGAACATTAAGAGATGAAATCCATTATGACGCAACGATATCAAAAATTATGCCCCAAGCATCAGATAGCGATAAGTTAGATGGATTGAATACACACATGGGGATTTTTGATGAAATTCATGAATTTAAAGACTATAAATTGATTTCAGTTATAAAAAACTCAAGAGCTGCAAGGTTACAACCTCTTCTCATCTACATTACGACAGCAGGGTATCAATTAGATGGTCCACTTGTTGATATGGTAGAAGCGGGAAGAGACACCTTAGATCAAATCATAGAAGACGAAAGAACTTTTTATTATTTAGCATCTTTGGATGATGACGATGATATTAATGATTCGTCGAACTGGATAAAAGCAAATCCCAACTTAGGTGTCTCTATAAATTTAGATGAGATGAAAGAAGAGTGGGAAAAAGCTAAGAGAACACCAGCTGAACGTGGAGATTTTATAACCAAAAGGTTTAATATCTTTGCTAATAATGACGAGATGAGTTTTATTGATTACCCAACACTCCAAAAAAATAATGAAATTGTTTCTTTAGAAGAGCTGGAAGGCAGACCATGCACGATTGGTTATGATTTATCAGAAACAGAGGACTTTACAGCCGCGTGTGCTACTTTTGCGTTAGATAATGGTAAAGTTGCAGTTTTATCGCATTCATGGATTCCTAAGCACAAAGTTGAATATTCTAACGAAAAAATACCCTATAGAGAATGGGAAGAAGATGGCTTATTAACAGTGCAAGATAAGCCTTATATTGACTACCAAGATGTTTTAAATTGGATAATTAAGATGAATGAGCATTATGTAGTAGAAAAAATTACTTATGATAGAGCGAACGCATTCAAACTAAATCAAGAGTTAAAAAATTACGGGTTTGAAACTGAAGAAACAAGACAAGGAGCTTTGACCTTGAGCCCTGCATTGAAGGATTTAAAAGAAATGTTTTTAGATGGGAAAATAATATTTAATAATAATCCTTTAATGAAATGGTATATCAATAATGTTCAGTTGAAACTAGACAGAAACGGAAACTGGTTGCCGTCTAAGCAAAGCAGATATCGTAAAATAGATGGCTTTGCAGCATTTTTAAACACATATACAGATATTATGAATAAAGTTGTTTCTGATAGTGGTGAAGGAAACATAGAGTTTATTAGTATTAAAGACATAATGCGTTAAGGAGGTGAATGTTATCGCAAAAGAGAATATTGTCACACGCATAAAGAAAAAATTGATAGACAATTGGATTGATCAGTCAACTTCTAAGCTTTATGACTTTAGCCCATGGAAAAATAGATCTTTTTGGGGTGTAATTAATAATACGCTTGAAACTAATGAAACGATATTTTCAGCTATTACAAAGTTATCTAATTCGATGGCTAGTTTGCCCTTGAAAATGTATGAAGATTATAAAGTAGTTAATACAGAAGTATCTGATTTACTTACAGTGTCACCGAATAATTCTCTGAGCAGTTTTGATTTTATTAATCAAATTGAAACAATCAGAAATGAAAAAGGTAATGCATATGTGCTAATTGAACGAGACATCTATCATCAACCATCAAAGCTTTTCTTATTAAATCCAGATGTTGTTGAAATGTTAATTGAAAACCAATCACGTGAACTTTATTATTCCATTCATGCTGCAACTGGAAATAAATTGATTGTTCATAATATGGACATGTTGCATTTTAAACACATCGTGGCATCTAATATGGTGCAAGGCATTAGTCCGATTGATGTGTTGAAGAATACAACTGATTTTGATAATGCAGTAAGAACCTTTAATCTTACAGAAATGCAAAAACCTGATTCTTTCATGCTTAAATATGGTTCCAATGTAGGTAAAGAAAAAAGGCAGCAAGTGTTAGAAGATTTCAAACAGTACTATGAAGAAAACGGTGGAATATTATTCCAAGAGCCTGGTGTTGAAATCGAACCGTTACCTAAAAAATATGTCTCTGAAGATATAGTGGCAAGCGAGAATTTAACAAGAGAAAGAGTAGCTAACGTTTTTCAATTGCCCTCAGTATTCTTAAATGCAAGATCAAATACAAATTTCGCGAAAAATGAAGAGTTAAACAGATTTTACTTGCAGCATACCTTATTGCCAATCGTCAAACAGTATGAAGAAGAATTTAATCGGAAACTACTTACTAAAACAGACAGAGAAAAAAATAGGTATTTTAAATTTAACGTTAAATCTTATTTAAGGGCTGATAGTGCAACACAAGCAGAAGTGTACTTTAAAGCAGTTCGTAGTGGTTACTACACTATAAATGACATTAGAGAGTGGGAAGATTTACCACCAGTTGAAGGTGGAGATAAGCCGCTAATAAGCGGTGATTTATACCCAATTGACACGCCACTTGAATTAAGAAAATCTTTGAAAGGTGGTGATAAAAATGTCAATGAAAGCTAAGTATTTTCAAATGAAAAGAAAATCAAAAAGTAAAGGTGAAATATTTATTTATGGTGATATTGTAAGTGATAAATGGTTTGAAAGTGATGTAACTGCTACAGATTTCAAAAATAAACTAGATGAACTAGGAGACATCAGTGAAATAGATGTTCATATAAATTCATCTGGAGGCAGTGTATTTGAAGGGCATGCAATATACAATATGCTAAAAATGCATCCTGCAAAAATTAATATCTATGTCGATGCCTTAGCGGCATCAATTGCTAGTGTTATCGCTATGAGTGGTGACACTATTTTTATGCACAAAAATAGTTTTTTAATGATTCATAATTCATGGGTTATGACTGTAGGTAATGCAGAAGAATTAAGAAAGACAGCGGATTTACTTGATAAAACAGATGCTGTTAGTAATTCAGCGTATTTGGATAAAGCAAAAAACTTAGATCAAGAACAATTAAAGCAGATGTTAGATGCAGAAACATGGCTTACTGCTGAAGAAGCCTTATCTTTTGGCTTAATAGATGAAGTTTTAGGAGCTAATGAAATAGCTGCTAGTATCTCTAAAGAGCAGTATAAGCGTTTCGAGAACGTCCCGGAAGATTTAAAGAAAGATGTAGACAAAATCACAAAAATTGATGATGTAGATACATCTGAATTGGTTGAAACACCTAAAGAAAGTATGTCACTAGAAGAAAAAGAAAAAAGAGAAAAAATTAAACGCGAATGCGAAATTTTAAAAATGACAATGAGTTATTAGGAGGAAATGAAATGCCGACATTATATGAATTAAAACAATCATTAGGTATGATTGGACAACAATTAAAAAATAAAAATGATGAGTTGAGTCAGAAAGCAACAGATCCAAATATTGATATGGAAGACATCAAACAACTAGAAACAGAAAAAGCAGGCTTACAACAAAGATTTAACATTGTTGAAAGACAAGTACAAGACATTGAAGAAAAAGAAAAAGCGAAAGTTAAAGACACAGGAGAAGCTTATCAATCTTTAAATGATCATGAGAAGATGGTTAAAGCTAAGGCAGAGTTTTATCGTCACGCGATTTTACCAAATGAATTTGAAAAACCTTCAATGGAGGCACAACGTTTATTACACGCTTTACCAACAGGTAATGATTCAGGTGGAGATAAGCTCTTACCAAAAACACTTTCTAAAGAAATTGTTTCAGAACCATTTGCTAAAAACCAATTACGTGAAAAAGCTCGTCTAACTAACATTAAAGGTTTAGAGATTCCAAGAGTTTCATACACTTTAGACGATGATGATTTCATTACAGACGTAGAAACAGCAAAAGAATTAAAATTAAAAGGTGATACAGTCAAGTTCACTACTAATAAATTCAAAGTATTTGCTGCAATTTCAGATACTGTAATTCATGGATCAGATGTAGATTTAGTAAACTGGGTTGAAAACGCACTACAATCAGGATTAGCAGCTAAAGAGCGTAAAGATGCCTTAGCAGTAAGTCCTAAATCTGGATTAGAACACATGTCATTTTATAATGGATCTGTTAAAGAAGTTGAGGGAGCAGACATGTATGATGCTATTATTAACGCTTTAGCAGATTTACATGAAGATTACCGTGATAACGCAACAATTTATATGCGATATGCAGATTATGTCAAAATTATTAGTGTTCTTTCAAATGGAACAACAAATTTCTTTGACACACCAGCAGAAAAAGTATTTGGCAAACCAGTAGTATTTACAGATGCAGCAGTTAAACCTATTGTGGGAGATTTCAATTATTTTGGAATTAACTATGATGGAACAACTTATGACACTGATAAAGATGTTAAAAAAGGCGAATATTTGTTTGTATTAACAGCATGGTATGATCAGCAACGTACATTAGACAGTGCATTCAGAATTGCAAAAGCAAAAGAAAATACAGGTTCATTACCCAGCTAAACCCCAAAAGGTTAATGTAACAGCTAAGGCTAAATCAGCTGTAATATCAGCCGAATAGGGGTGATGAAATGAGTTTGGAAGAAATTAAATTGTGGTTGAGAATTGACTATAATTTCGAAAATGATTTAATTGAAGGTCTCATTCAATCGGCTAAGTCTGAATTATTATTAAGTGGGGTTCCAGATTATGACAAAGATGACTTGGAATACCCGCTTTTTTGTACAGCGATTAAATATATCATTGCAAGAGATTATGAAAGTCGTGGATACTCAAATGACCAATCTAGAAGCAAGGTGTTTAATGAAAAAGGATTGCAAAAAATGATTTTGAAATTAAAAAAGTGGTAGGTGATTTTTAAATGGAATTTAATGAATTTAAAGATCGCGCGTATTTTTTTCAATATATAAACAAAGGACCATATCCAGATGAAGAGGAAAAAATGAAATTGTATAGTTGCTTTTGTAAAATATATAATCCTTCTATGAAAGATAGAGAAATTTTAAAAACGACTGAATCAAAATCAGGATTAACCATAATTGTTAGGTCTTCTAAAATTGAATATCTACCACAAACAAATCACTTAGTTAAAATTGACAGTGCATTATATTCCGATAAATTATTCAACATTGTAGAAATAAGAATTGATACACCAGATATTGGCTATAATACAGTGGTTTTATCAGAAAAATGAGTGTAGAAATTAAAGGGATACCTGAAGTGTTGAAGAAATTAGAATCGGTATACGGTAAACAAGCAATGCAAGCTAAGAGTGATAGAGCTTTAAATAAAGCATCTGAATTTTTTATAAAGACTTTAAAGAAAGAATTCGAGAGTTTTAAAGATACGGGTGCTAGTATAGAAGAAATGACTAAATCTAAACCTTATACAAAAGTTGGCAGTCAAGAAAGAGCTGTTTTAATTGAATGGGTAGGTCCTATGAATCGCAAAAACATTATTCACTTGAATGAACATGGTTATACAAGAGATGGTAAAAAATATACACCAAGAGGTTTTGGAGTTATTGCAAAAACATTAGCTGCTAGTGAAAGGAAGTATAGAGAAATTATAAAAAAGGAGTTGGCCAGATAAATGAATATATTAAACACTGTAAAAGGAATTTTATTATCTGATGCAGAGCTCCAAACATATATAAATTCTAGAATATACTATTATAAAGTCGCTGAAAATGCTGAAACTTCCAAACCTTTTGTTGTTATTACACCTATTTATGATTTACCTTCAGACTTTATGTCTGATAAATATCTTAGTGAAGAATACTTAATTCAAATAGATGTAGAATCTTCAAATAATCAGAAAACAATTGATATAACAAAACGAATAAGATACCTGTTATATCAACAAAATTTAATTCAAGCATCTAGTCAGTTAGATGCTTATTTTGAAGAAACTAAACGTTATGTGATGTCGAGACGTTATCAAGGCATACCAAAAAATATATATTATAAAAATCAGCGCATCGAATAGGTGTGCTTTTTAATATTTAAGGAGGAAATAAGCAATGGCAGAAGGACAAGGTTCTTATAAAGTAGGTTTTAAAAGATTATACGTTGGAGTTTTTAACCCAGAAGCAACAAAAGTAGTTAAACGCATGACATGGGAAGATGAAAAAGGTGGTACAGTTGACCTAAATATCACAGGTTTAGCACCAGATTTAGTAGATATGTTTGCATCTAACAAACGTGTATGGATGAAAAAACAAGGTACTAATGAAGTTAAGTCTGACATGAGTATTTTCAATATTCCAAGTGATGATTTAAACACAGTTATTGGACGTACTAAAGATAAAAATGGTACATCTTGGGTAGGAGAGAATACAAGAGCACCGTATGTAACAGTAATTGGCGAATCGGAAGATGGTTTAACAGGTCAGCCGGTATATGTAGCCTTACTTAAAGGTACTTTTAGTTTAGATTCAATTGAATTTAAAACACGAGGTGAAAAAGCAGAAGCCCCAGAACCTACAAAATTAACAGGTGACTGGATGAATAGAAAAGTTGATGTTGATGGAACGTCACAAGGTATTGTATACGGTTATCATGAAGGTAAAGAAGGAGAAGCAGAATTCTTCAAAAAAGTATTCGTTGGATACACTGACAGTGGAGAACATTCTGATGATTCTTTAGGTTCATTACCCAGCTAATCCCCAAAATGTTGAAGTTTCAGTTAATTCGAAATCTGCAACAGTTTCAGCAGAATAGGGGCTTTCAAAAAAATCAAAAGGAGAATAATTTATGACTAAAACTTTAAAGGTTTATAAAGGAGATGACGTCGTAGCCTCTGAGCAAGGCGAAGGCAAAGTATCTGTAACTTTATCTAATTTAGATGCTGATACAACATATCCAAAAGGCACTTACCAAGTGTCGTGGGAAGAAAACGGTAAAGAATCTAGTAAAGTTGATGTACCTCAATTCAAAACCAATCCAATTCTAGTTTCAGGCGTATCATTTACACCAGAAACTAAATCAATTACGGTAAATACCGATGACAATGTTGAGCCAAACATTGCACCAAGTACAGCAACGAATAAAACATTGAAATATACAAGTGAACATCCAGAGTTTGTTACTGTTGATGAGAGAACAGGAGCAATTCACGGTGTAGCTGAAGGTACTTCAGTAATCACTGCTACGTCTACTGATGGAAGCGATAAGTCAGGACAAATTTCAGTGACAGTAACAAACGGATAGGAATTTAAGGCGCAGTATATCTGCGTCTTTTTTATTTGAATAAAAGGAGCTAATACAATGATTAAATTTGAAATTAAAGATCGTAAAACAGGAAAAACAGAGAGCTATACAAAAGAAGATGTAACAATGGGCGAAGCAGAAAAATGCTATGAGTATTTAGAATTAGTAAATCAAGAGAATAAAAAAGAAGCACCTAACGCAACAAAAATGAGACAAAAAGAGCGACAGTTATTAGTAGATTTATTTAAAGATGAAGGATTGACTGAAGAAGATGTTTTGAACAAGATGAGCACTAAAACTTATACAAAAGCCTTGAAAGATATATTTCGAGAAATCAATGGTGAAGATGAAGAAGATTCAGAAACTGAACCAGAAGAGATGGGAAAGACAGAAGAACAATCTCAATAAAAGACATTTTATCGAACATTAAGAAAATACAACGTTTCTGTATGGAGCAGTATGGGTGGACATTAACTGAAGTCAGAAAACAGCCGTATGTAAAACTTTTAGAAATACTTAATGAAGAGAATAAAGAAGAGACTGAAGAAAAACAAAGTGAACAAAAAGTCATTACAGGTACGGATTTAAGAAAACTTTTTGGAAGCTAGAAAGGAGGTTAATATGAATGAAAAAGTAGAAGGCATGACCTTGGAGCTGAAATTAGACCATTTAGGTGTCCAAGAAGGCATGAAAGGTTTAAAGCGACAATTAGGTGTTGTTAATAGTGAAATGAAAGCTAATCTGTCAGCATTTGACAAGTCTGAAAAATCAATGGAAAAATATCAGGCGAGAATTAAGGGGTTAAATGATAGGCTTAAAGTTCAAAAAAAGATGTATTCTCAAGTAGAAGATGAGCTTAAACAAGTTAACGCTAATTACCAAAAAGCTAAATCCAGTGTAAAAGATGTTGAGAAAGCATATTTAAAGTTAGTAGAAGCCAATAAAAAAGAAAAATTAGCTCTTGATAAATCTAAAGAAGCCTTAAAATCATCGAATACAGAACTTAAAAAAGCTGAAAATCAATATAAACGTACAAATCAACGTAAACAAGATGCGTTTCAAAAACTTAAACAGTTGAGAGAAGCTGAGCAGAAGCTTAAGAATAGTAACCAAGCTACTACTGCACAACTAAAAAGAGCAAGTGACGCAGTACAGAAGCAGTCCGCTAAGCATAAAGCACTTGTTGAACAATATAAACAAGAAGGCAATCAAGTTCAAAAACTAAAAGTGCAAAATGACAATCTTTCAAAATCAAATGATAAAATTGAAAGTTCTTACGCTAAAACTAATACTAAATTAAAGCAAACAGAAAAAGAATTTAATGATTTAAACAATACTATTAAGAATCATAGCGCTAATGTCGCAAAAGCTGAAACAGCTGTTAATAAAGAAAAAGCTGCTTTAAATAATTTGGAGCGTTCAATAGATAAAGCTTCATCCGAAATGAAGACTTTTAACAAAGAACAAATGATAGCTCAAAGTCATTTCGGTAAACTTGCAAGTCAAGCGGATGTCATGTCAAAGAAATTTAGTTCTATTGGAGACAAAATGACTTCCCTAGGACGTACGATGACGATGGGCGTATCTACACCGATTACTTTAGGGTTAGGTGCAGCATTAAAAACAAGTGCAGACTTCGAAGGGCAAATGTCTCGAGTTGGAGCGATTGCACAAGCAAGCAGTAAAGACTTAAAAAGCATGTCTAATCAAGCGGTTGACTTAGGCGCTAAAACAAGTAAAAGTGCTAACGAAGTTGCTAAAGGTATGGAAGAATTGGCAGCTTTAGGCTTTAATGCCAAACAAACAATGGAGGCTATGCCAGGTGTTATCAGCGCAGCAGAAGCAAGTGGTGCAGAAATGGCTACAACTGCAACTGTAATGGCTTCAGCGATTAACTCTTTCGGTTTAAAAGCATCTGATGCAAACCATGTTGCTGATTTACTTGCGAGATCAGCTAATGATAGTGCTGCAGATATTCAATACATGGGAGATGCATTAAAATATGCAGGTACTCCAGCAAAAGCATTAGGAGTTTCAATAGAGGACACTTCTGCAGCAATTGAAGTTTTATCTAACTCAGGGTTAGAGGGGTCTCAAGCAGGTACTGCATTAAGAGCTTCGTTTATTAGGCTAGCTAATCCAAGTAAAAGTACAGCTAAGGAAATGAAAAAATTAGGTATTCATTTGTCTGATGCTAAAGGTCAATTTGTTGGCATGGGTGAATTGATTAGACAGTTCCAAGACAACATGAAAGGCATGACGAGAGAACAAAAACTAGCAACAGTGGCTACAATAGTTGGCACTGAAGCAGCAAGTGGATTTTTAGCCTTGATTGAAGCGGGTCCAGATAAAATTAATAGCTATAGCAAATCATTGAAGAACTCTAATGGTGAAAGTAAAAAAGCAGCTGATTTGATGAAAGACAACCTCAAAGGTGCTCTGGAACAATTAGGTGGCGCTTTTGAATCGTTAGCAATTGAAGTTGGTAAAGATTTAACGCCTATGATTAGAGCAGGTGCGGAAGGATTAACAAAATTAGTTGATGGATTTACACATCTTCCTGGTTGGGTTAGAAAGGCTTCGGTAGGCTTAGCAATTTTTGGTGCATCTATTGGTCCTGCTGTTCTTGCTGGAGGCTTATTAATACGTGCAGTTGGAAGCGCGGCCAAAGGATATGCATCATTAAATAGACGCATTGCTGAAAATACAATACTTTCTAATACCAATTCAAAAGCAATGAAATCTTTAGGTCTTCAAACCTTATTTCTTGGTTCTACAACAGGAAAAACGTCAAAAGGCTTTAAAGGATTAGCCGGAGCTATGTTGTTTAATTTAAAACCTATAAATGTTTTGAAAAATTCTGCAAAGCTAGCAATTTTACCGTTCAAACTTTTGAAAAACGGTTTAGGATTAGCCGCAAAATCCTTATTTGCAGTAAGTGGAGGCGCAAGATTTGCTGGTGTAGCCTTAAAGTTTTTAACAGGACCTATAGGTGCTACAATAACTGCTATTACAATTGCATATAAAGTTTTTAAAACCGCATATGATCGTGTGGAATGGTTCAGAAACGGTATTAACGGTTTAGGAGAAACTATAAAGTTTTTTGGTGGCAAAATTATTGGCGGTGCTGTTAGGAAGCTAGGAGAGTTTAAAAATTATCTTGGAAGTATAGGCAAAAGCTTCAAAGAAAAGTTTTCAAAGGATATGAAAGATGGTTATAAATCTTTGAGTGACGATGACCTTCTGAAAGTAGGAGTCAACAAGTTTAAAGGATTTATGCAAACCATGGGCACAGCTTCTAAAAAAGCATCTGATACTGTAAAAGTGTTGGGGAAAGGTGTTTCAAAAGAAACAGAAAAAGCTTTAGAAAAATACGTACACTATTCTGAAGAGAACAACAGAATCATGGAAAAAGTACGTTTAAACTCGGGTCAAATAACAGAAGACAAAGCAAAAAAACTTTTGAAAATTGAAGCGGATTTATCTAATAACCTTATAGCTGAAATAGAAAAAAGAAATAAAAAGGAACTCGAAAAAACTCAAGAACTTATTGATAAGTATAGTGCGTTCGATGAACAAGAAAAGCAAAACATTTTAACTAGAACTAAAGAAAAAAATGACTTGCGAATTAAAAAAGAGCAAGAACTCAATCAGAAAATCAAAGAATTGAAAGAAAAAGCTTTAAGTGATGGTCAGATTTCAGAAAATGAAAGAAAAGAAATTGAAAAGCTTGAAAATCAAAGACGTGACATCACTGTTAAAGAATTGAGTAAGACTGAAAAAGAGCAAGAGCGTATTTTAGTAAGAATGCAAAGAAACAGAAATGCTTATTCAATAGACGAAGCGAGCAAAGCAATTAAAGAAGCAGAAAAAGCAAGAAAAGCAAGAAAAAAAGAAGTGGACAAGCAATATGAAGATGATGTCATTGCTATAAAAAATAACGTCAACCTTTCTAAGTCTGAAAAAGATAAATTATTAGCTATTGCTGATCAAAGACATAAGGATGAAGTAAGAAAGGCAAAATCTAAAAAAGATGCTGTAGTAGACGTTGTTAAAAAGCAAAATAAAGATATTGATAAAGAGATGGATTTATCCAGTGGTCGTGTATATAAAAATACTGAAAAGTGGTGGAATGGCCTTAAAAGTTGGTGGTCTAACTTCAGAGAAGACCAAAAGAAGAAAAGTGATAAGTACGCTAAAGAACAAGAAGAAACAGCTCGTAGAAACAGAGAAAATATAAAGAAATGGTTTGGAAATGCTTGGGACGGCGTAAAAACTAAAACTGGCGAAGCTTTTAGTAAAATGGGCAGAAATGCTAATCATTTTGGCGGCGAAATGAAAAAAATGTGGAGTGGAATCAAAGGAATTCCAAGCAAATTAAGTTCAGGTTGGAGCTCAGCCAAAAGTTCTGTAGGATATCACACTAAGGCTATAGCTAATAGTACTGGTAAATGGTTTGGAAAAGCTTGGCAATCTGTTAAATCGACTACAGGAAGTATTTACAATCAAACTAAGCAAAAGTATTCAGATGCCTCAGATAAAGCTTGGGCGCATTCAAAATCTATTTGGAAAGGGACATCAAAATGGTTTAGCAATGCATATAAAAGTGCAAAGGGCTGGCTAACGGATATGGCTAATAAATCGCGCTCGAAATGGGATAATATTTCTAGTACAGCATGGTCGAATGCAAAATCCGTTTGGAAAGGAACATCGAAATGGTTTAGTAACTCATACAAATCTTTAAAAGGTTGGACTGGAGATATGTATTCAAGAGCCCACGATCGTTTTGATGCAATTTCAAGTTCGGCATGGTCTAACGCTAAATCAGTATTTAATGGTTTTAGAAAATGGCTATCAAGAACATATGAATGGATTAGAGATATTGGTAAAGACATGGGAAGAGCTGCGGCTGATTTAGGTAAAAATGTTGCTAATAAAGCTATTGGCGGTTTAAATAGCATGATTGGCGGTATTAATAAAATATCTAAAGCCATTACTGATAAAAATCTCATCAAGCCAATACCTACATTGTCTACTGGTACTTTAGCAGGAAAGGGTGTAGCTACCGATAATTCGGGAGCATTAACGCAACCGACATTTGCTGTATTAAATGATAGAGGTTCTGGAAACGCCCCAGGTGGTGGAGTTCAAGAAGTAATTCACAGGGCTGACGGAACATTCCATGCACCCCAAGGACGAGATGTGGTTGTTCCACTAGGAGTTGGGGATAGCGTAATAAATGCTAATGACACTCTGAAGTTACAGCGTATGGGTGTTTTACCAAAGTTTCATGGAGGTACGAAAAAGAAAGATTGGCTAGACCAACTTAAAGGTAATATAGGTAAAAAAGCAGGAGAATTTGGAGCTACAGCTAAAAACACAGCGCATAATATCAAAAAAGGTGCAGAAGAAATGGTTGAAGCAGCAGGCGATAAAATCAAAGATGGTGCATCTTGGTTAGGCGATAAAATCGGCGATGTGTGGGATTACGTACAACATCCAGGGAAACTAGTAAATAAAGTAATGTCAGGTTTAAATATTAATTTTGGAGGCGGAGCTAACGCTACAGTAAAAATAGCTAAAGGCGCATACTCATTGCTCAAAAAGAAATTAGTAGACAAAGTAAAATCGTGGTTTGAAGATTTCGGTGGTGGAGGCGATGGAAGCTATCTATTTGAATATCCAATCTGGCAAAGATTTGGACGCTACACAGGTGGACTTAACTTTAATGGCGGTCGTCACTATGGTATAGACTTTGGTATGCCTTCTGGAACAAACGTTTATGCCGTTAAAGGTGGTATAGCAGATAAGGTATGGACTGATTACGGTGGCGGTAATTCTATACAAATTAAGACTGGTGCTAATGAATGGAACTGGTATATGCATTTATCTAAGCAATTAGCAAGACAAGGCCAACGTATTAAAGCTGGTCAACTGATAGGGAAATCAGGTGCTACAGGTAATTTCGTTAGAGGAGCACACTTACATTTCCAATTGATGCAAGGGTCACATCCAGGGAATGATACAGCTAAAGATCCAGAAAAATGGTTGAAGTCACTTAAAGGTAGTGGCGTTCGAAGTGGTTCAGGTGTTAATAAGGCTGCATCTGCTTGGGCAGGCGATATACGTCGTGCAGCAAAACGAATGGGTGTTAATGTTACTTCGGGTGATGTAGGAAATATTATTAGCTTGATTCAACACGAATCAGGAGGAAATGCAGGTATAACTCAATCTAGTGCGCTTAGAGACATCAACGTTTTACAGGGCAATCCAGCAAAAGGATTGCTTCAATATATCCCACAAACATTTAGACATTATGCTGTTAGAGGTCACAACAATATATATAGTGGTTACGATCAGTTATTAGCGTTCTTTAACAACAGATATTGGCGCTCACAGTTTAACCCAAGAGGTGGTTGGTCTCCAAGTGGTCCAAGAAGATATGCGAATGGTGGTTTGATTACAAAGCATCAACTTGCTGAAGTGGGTGAAGGAGATAAACAGGAGATGGTTATCCCTTTAACTAGACGTAAACGAGCAATTCAATTAACTGAACAGGTTATGCGCATCATCGGTATGGATGGCAAGCCAAATAACATCACTGTAAATAATGATACTTCAACAGTTGAAAAATTGTTGAAACAAATTGTTATGTTAAGTGATAAAGGAAATAAATTAACAGATGCATTGATTCAAACTGTTTCTTCTCAGGATAATAACTTAGGTTCTAATGATGCAATTAGAGGTTTAGAAAAAATATTGTCAAAACAAAGTGGGCATAGAGCAAATGCAAATAATTATATGGGAGGTTTGACTAATTAATGCAATCTTTTGTAAAAATCATAGATGGTTACAAGGAAGAAGTAATAACAGATTTTAATCAGCTTATATTTTTAGATGCAAGGGCTGAAAGTCCAAACACCAATGATAACAGTGTAACTATTAACGGAGTAGATGGTATTTTACCGGGCGCAATTAGTTTTGCGCCTTTTTCATTAGTATTAAGGTTTGGCTATGATGGTATAGATGTTATAGATTTAAATTTATTTGAGCATTGGTTTAGATCTGTGTTTAATCGCAGACATCCTTATTATGTTATTACTTCTCAAATGCCTGGTGTTAAATATGCAGTGAATACAGCTAATGTTACATCTAATTTAAAAGATGGTTCTTCAACTGAAATTGAAGTAAGTTTAAATGTTTATAAAGGGTATTCTGAATCAGTTAATTGGACCGATAGCGAGTTCTTATTCGACTCTAATTGGATGTTTGAAAATGGAATTCCTCTTGATTTCACACCTAAATATACTCATACATCAAATCAATTTACTATTTGGAACGGTTCTACTGATACGATAAATCCACGATTCAAGCACGATTTGAAAATATTAATTAATTTAAATGCGAGTGGAGGATTTGAACTGGTTAACTATACAACAGGTGATATTTTTAAGTACAACAAAAGTATAGATAAAAACACTGATTTTGTTTTAGATGGTGTGTATGCATATCGAGATATAAATAGAGTGGGAATTGATACAAATAGAGGCATTATAACATTAGCGCCAGGTAAAAATGAATTTAAGATTAAAGGAGACGTCAGTGATATTAAAACTACATTTAAGTTTCCTTTTATTTATAGGTAGGTGATTTAATGGATTATCATGATCATTTATCAGTAATGGATTTTAATGAATTGATTTGTGAAAATTTACTAGATGTAGATTATGGTTCTTTTAAAGAATATTATGAACTGAATGAAGCTAGGTACATCACCTTTACAGTTTATAGAACTACTCATAATAGTTTTGTTTTTGATTTATTGATTTGTGAAAACTTCATAATTTATCATGGTGAAAAATATACAATTAAGCAGACAGCGCCAAAGGTTGAAGGTGATAAAGTTTTTATTGAAGTTACGGCATATCACATAATGTATGAATTTCAAAATCACTCAGTGGAATCAAATAAGCTTGATGACGACAGTAGCGAAACTGGTAAAACGCCAGAATACTCTTTAGATGAGTACTTAAGATATGGATTTGCAAATCAAAAAACGTCAGTCAAGATGACCTATAAAATAATTGGAGATTTTAAAAGAAAAATACCAATTGATGAATTAGGTAATAAAAATGGCTTAGAATATTGTAAAGAAGCAGTAGATTTGTTTGGTTGTATTATTTATCCAAATGATACGGAGATATGTTTTTATTCTCCTGAAACATTCTATCAAAGAAGTGAAAAAGTAATAAGGTATCAATATAATACTGATACTGTGTCTGCTACTGTCAGTACGTTGGAATTAAGAACAGCTATAAAAGTTTTTGGGAAAAAGTACACAGCTGAGGAAAAGAAAAATTATAACCCTATTAAAACAACTGACATTAATTATTCAAATGGTTTCATAAAAGAAGGCACTTATCGGACTGAAACAATTGGTTCTAAAGCTACTATTAACTTTAATTGCAAGTATGGTAATGAAACAGTTAGATTTACAATCAAAAAAGGTTCCCAAGGTGGAATATATAAGTTGATTTTAGACGGCAAGCAAATTAAGCAAATTTCTTGTTTTGCTAAGTCGGTTCAGTCTGAAACAATAGATTTAATAAAAAATATTGATAAAGGCAAGCATGTTTTAGAAATGATATTTTTAGGAGAAGACCCCAAAAATAGAATTGATAGATCTTCAAATAAAAAAGCGAAGCCTTGTATGTACGTTGGAACTGAAAAATCAACAGTCTTAAATTTAATTGCTGATAATTCAGGTCGCAATCAATACAAAGCAATTGTTGATTACGTCGCAGATAGTGCAAAGCAGTTTGGGATTCGATATGCTAATACGCAAACAAATGAAGATATCGATACTCAGGATAAGCTGTTAGAATTTGCAAAAAAGCAAATAAATGATACTCCTAAGACTGAATTAGATGTTAATTATATAGGTTATGAAAAAATAGAACCAAGAGATAGCGTATTTTTTGTTCATGAATTAATGGGATATAACACTGAATTAAAGGTTGTTAAACTTGATAGGTCACATCCATTTGTAAACGCAATAGATGAAGTGTCTTTCAGCAATGAAATAAAAGATATGGTACAAATTCAACAAGCGCTTAACAGACGAGTTATTGCACAAGATAATAGATATAACTATCAAGCAAATCGTATAAATCATTTATACACTAGTACTTTGAATTCTCCTTTCGAGACAATGGATATAGGGAGTGTATTAATATAATGGCAACAGAAGAAGTTAAAATCAAAGCGCTACTTGAAAACGATAAACAGTACTTTCCAGCTACACACTGGAAAGCTATAAATGGGATACCTTATGCAGGCAGTAGTGATATTGATGGATTGCCTCAAGACGGTATCATTTCGGTAGATGATAAAAATAAATTAGATAATTTAAAAATAGGCGAAGCAGGAATTATTCAAAATAGCATTGTACAGAAATCCCCAAACGGTAAATTGTGGAAAATAACAGTTGACGATAGTGGGAAACTTGGTACAGTGCTATTTTATTAGAAAGGAAGGTGCATTATGGAAAATTTGTATTTAATAAAGGATTTGGGAGCTTTAGCAGGTCGAGATTATAGAGCTAAGGAAATACAAAACTTGCAAAGAATAGAGCAATTTGCACTTGGCTTGACAACAGAGTTTAAGTTGCATCAGAAAGCTAAAACAATTCAACACTTCGCTGAGCAAATTTATTATAATGGTAGATCGCAAGCAGCAGTAAACAAATCTTTACAAAGTCAAATTAACGCACTTGTTGTGGCACCACGTAATAACAGTGCTAATGAGATTGTTCAAGCTCGAGTTAATGTAAACGGCGAAACCTTTGACACATTAAAAGAACATTTAGACGATTGGGAAACCAAAACTCAAATTAATAAAGAGGAAACTATAAGAGAATTAAATAAGACCAAACAAGAAATTCTTGATATCGAGTATCGTTTTGAACCTGATAAGCAAGAATTTTTATTTGTGACAGAACTTGCACCTCTTACAAATGCAGTAATGCAATCCTTCTGGTTTGATAACAGAACCGGTATAGTGTACATGACACAAGCAAGAAATAACGGTTATATGTTAAGTCGTTTAAGACCTAATGGCCAATTTATAGACAGCTCATTAATTGTAGGTGGCGGACATGGTACACATAACGGTTATAGATATATTGATGATGAGTTATGGATTTATAGTTTTATCTTAAATGGTAATAATGAAAACACCTTAGTTCGCTTTAAGTACACGCCTAATGTAGAGATTAGTTATGGCAAGTATGGTATGCAAGACGTATTTACAGGACATCCAGAAAAGCCTTATATCACACCAGTAATAAATGAAAAAGAAAATAAAATTCTATACAGAATTGAGAGACCTAGAAGTCAATGGGAACTTGAAAACTCAATGAATTATATAGAGATAAGAAGTTTAGACGATGTTGATAAAAATATTGATAAAGTTTTGCATAAAATTAGCATTCCTATGAGACTAACAAATGAAACTCAGCCAATGCAAGGTGTGACTTTTGATGAAAAATACTTGTATTGGTACACAGGAGATAGTAATCCGAATAATAGAAACTATTTAACGGCTTTCGATTTAGAAACAGGAGAAGAAGTATATCAAGTTGATGCTGATTATGGTGGCACACTTGATTCATTTCCTGGTGAATTTGCGGAAGCAGAGGGTCTGCAAATATACTATGATAAAGATAGCGGTAAAAAGGCTTTGATGCTAGGTGTTACTGTTGGTGGCGATGGAAATAGAACACATCGTATTTTCATGCTTGGCCAAAGAGGTATTTTAGAAATTCTGCACTCGAGAGGCGTCCCTTTTATCATGAGTGATACAGGCGGTAGAGTTAAACCTTTACCAATGAGACCTGATAAACTAACAAACCTTGGAATGTTAACAGAGCCAGGTCTTTATTATTTATACACAGATCATACAGTTCAAATTGATGATTTCCCACTACCAAGAGAATGGCGCGATGCAGGTTGGTTCTTAGAAGTAAAACCACCACAAACTGGCGGAGATGTTATTCAGATATTAACGCGTAATAGTTATGCAAGAAACATGATGACTTTTGAAAGGGTGCTTTCTGGGAGAACTGGAGACATTTCGGACTGGAATTATGTGCCTAAAAATAGTGGTAAATGGGAGAGAGTACCTTCATTCATCACAAAAATGTCAGATATTAATATAGTAGGTATGTCGTTTTACTTAACAACAGATGATACAAAACGGTTTACAGATTTTCCGACTGAACGTAAAGGGGTAGCAGGTTGGAACTTATATGTAGAAGCTTCAAATACAGGTGGTTTTGTTCATAGGCTAGTTCGTAATAGTGTTACAGCATCTGCTGAGATACTATTGAAAAACTATGATAGTAAAACAAGTTCAGGGCCATGGACTTTACACGAAGGGAGAATTATAAGTTAATGAGTAATTTAGAGAAATCTGTAAATATTAATTTAGAGAACACAGCGCATTATGAAAATATTTCAAATCTAGATATAACTTTTAGAACAGGAGAGAGTGATTCTTCTGTTCTTCTTTTTAATATCACTAAAAATAATCAACCGTTATTATTGAGTGAAGAAAATATCAAAGCACGAATAGCGATTCGAGGTAAAGGAGTTATGGTGGTTGCTCCACTAGAAATATTAGATACATTTAAAGGCACATTAAAATTTCAATTACCTAACGATGTAATTAAACGAGATGGAAGTTATCAAGCTCAAGTTTCGGTTGCAGAATTAGGTAATTCAGACGTGGTAGTTGTCGAGAGAACTATCACATTTAACGTTGAAAAAAGTTTGTTTAGCAAGATTCCCTCTGAAACAAAATTACACTATATTGTTGAGTTTCAAGAATTAGAAAAAACTGTTATGGATCGCGCGAAAGCAATGGACGAGGCTATAAAAAATGGTGAGGATTATGCGAGTCTGATTGAAAAAGCTAAAGAAAAAGGTCTATCAGATATTCAAATAGCAAAATCTTCAAGTATTGATGAATTAAAGCAACTTGCTAATAGCCGTATATCTGATTTGGAAAATAAAGCGCAAGCATATTCAAGAACATTCGATGAGCAAAAGCGATATATGGATGAGAAACATGAAGCCTTCAAGCAGTCAGTGAATAGTGGTGGTTTAGTCACAAGTGGTTCTACTTCAAATTGGCAAAAAGCTAAGATTACTAAAGATGATGGTAAGATAATGCAGATTACTGGATTTGATTTTAATAATCCAGAACAAAGAATAGGTGATTCAACCCAATTTATTTATGTTTCGCAAGCTATAAATTATCCAAGAGGTGTTAGTACTAACGGTACTGTCGAATATTTAGTAGTAACTTCAGACTACAAGCGTATGACTTATCGACCGAACGGTACAAATAAAGTGTTTGTTAAAAGAAAAGAAGCGGGTTCATGGTCTGAGTGGTCAGAATTAGCTATTAATGATTACAATACACCTTTTGAAACTGTTCAAAGTGCTCAATCAAAAGCTAATATGGCCGAAAGTAACGCTAAATTATACGCAGATGACAAGTTTAATAAAAGGTATTCGGTTATTTTTGATGGAACAGCAAATGGTGTGGGCTCTACATTGTACTTAAATGAGAGTTTAGACCAATTTATTTTATTAATTTTTTATGGGACTTTTCCAGGTGGTGACTTTACAGAGTTTGGCAGCCCTTTTGGAGGAGGAAAGATTTCATTGAATCCCTCAAATCTTCCAGATGGTGATGGAAACGGCGGAGGTGTTTATGAGTTTGGATTAACTAAATCTAGTCGTACATCTTTAACTATATCAAACGATGTCTATTTCGACTTAGGAAGTCAAAGAGG